GACAAAGGTGTGCTGTATAAGCTATCGTTCGAGTCTGGACATTACTACTATGGTGTAACCCGTAACAGCCTTAGGTGCAGGTACGGGACTTTTAAATCCCCTCACGTAGCCTCCAATCCAACCCTGCGAAATGCGATTAAAAGGCTCTCGTTTGAGGCGCAGGTTTTAGCGGGCGGAATGACAGTCTCGGAACTAAAGGAGTTGGAGGCTCTCATTGTGAACAAGGAACTTCTTGATGACCCTAAATGCCTGAACAAGTGTCTTGGAGGTGTGATGAAACCAAAGGGTTTTAAGTTCCCTAACGAGAGGATAGTAAAAATAGTTGACCCCGATGGCAAAGTTCGCACATTCAACAGCTACAAAGAGGCGGCTAAGGTTATCGGCGTAAGCGCAGGTTCAATAAGTTGCATGATGAGGCGTCACTACTACGACGGCAAGGAACCCTTCAAGTATTGGAACTACCCAAAGTCCCTTAAGGGGTGGCATCCAGTTGGGGGTAAGGCAAGGAAAGTTTTCAAGCCCAAGGAGATCACCTTCATCAAGAATGGCCTAACCAAAACCTGGAGTTCTCAAGTTAAATGCTCCAAGGACATTGACACTAACATACAAAATGTGAGTGCGGTTGCTCTAGGCAAGAGACCAGTGGTTAAGGGTTGGATGAGCGTAGAGCATATAGACAAATTCGCCACGGTCATATGCACAAAGACGGGGATTAAGTACAGGAACACAACAGAAGCGGCTAAACACTTGTATCCCGAATTTAACCCCAGCACAATAATGGGAAAAGTAAGCGGCAGTAGGCCAAACAATACAACTCTAAAACTAATAGAAAGATGACAACACAACGCAAAAAAACAATAGTATGTGTTCGATCAAGCGTAACCGTAAACCCCCCTGAGGATTTTAACGAGTGGGCTAACCATGTATACACCGAAGTAAAACGAAATTATAAAAACAAAATCTCATGTACAAAGTAAGATTCCACCTCGGACGAGGCGCACACTTTATGAAGTGGCAAATCAAGAATACAGAAACAGACACCGTGTCCTATGTCAACCCATCAGAAAATCAAATCGCTATGATGAATGCTACCCTAAAGGTTCAGCCATCTACCGCCAAGAAGATTCATGAAGGTGCTTGCAAGACAGTGTGTGCATGGATACAGTGTGAGGCTGTCCAAATACTGCCTGCTGATAGGCTCAAGGTCAATGACCATGACTACCGCATACAGTTCAACCCTAAGCACTGCCCTGACTGGATTAACTCTTGGAACGGAAACGTAATTAGCAATGATGAATACAATTTAATCTTTACAAATGACAGAAGTTTATACGTGGTTGACGGATCAGCTGACTGCACTTGCGACGACTATTGACAACAACCTTGAATGGTTTTTTAAAAACGGAAACAAATGACTGAACTACAACAAGCCTTCCCTGAAGTACACAGCAAGCTAATGAGGCAAGCCGACGCAGAGAAACTCTTTGAAAGTTTCATGAAGATAATGAGCTCACCTCCCGACACTTACTATGACGGAACGCTAGATAATAAATTAAAAACATTGTATGAAGACGGACAAAAATATGGATTTAAATGATTGAAGAACAAGAACAGCAGCCAACTCAAGACCTCTGGGAGTATGAGTTCGAAGGTAAAAAATACGTCTCAGCATCAGGAGCCTATGCAGAGAAGCGCGGAACAAACATTAGGCTCGTACACTCAACCTTATTACCAAAAAAATACAAATGAATAGCATTAACTCAATACACTCTTACATCCACAACGGAATGTGGGTCTTCGATGACGAATCACGAGAATTAGATAAAGAACCTTTCGTAGAAGGAGCCGACTTGCTTCTTGACGTTATGAGCGGAAGAGTAAACGACAAGTCAATAGAAACTTGCTCTTTTTACTTTGGGGCTACCCCGATACCTAACCAAGACGTAGAGTTAGTTAAGAGCGGAGAAGATGGCTATGACGGCACTTACTACAAGGTAAACTTTCCAGAGTTAAACCTGACAGACGAAGGCCCGATATGGTTATGCCCCGCCCTTCTAAAGTTCTTTGAGACACCGCCTGAAAACATTTATGTTAGAATTAGAAGCTTCGAATAAGAACACATGACAAACGAAAAAGCAATAAAATTGATACAAAAAAATCACGATTCGTCAGACAAAGCAGAGCGAGTAGCCGCTATGTTTGCAATGGATGATATCATAGAGCAGGACATAGAGGAATGGATGAGCGATCATGTATCAGAAAACCTTGAGCAATTCATAGAAATAGGTAGGGATGTAGCAAGCGATTACATTACCGACTCAATAACGGATAAGCTTTATCCTTTTGAGGCAGAGACTTTTATGGAAGGAATCATAGGGGTTGCAGAGTCTATGTATCACTACTCAAGATTTCACAAAATACTCACAGAAGAATCCATGTCAGAACGCTGACTGGTAAGACATCGTATGGTGTGCAGGGAGAACCTGTAACAGGCCTGTATATATTTCATATGTACACTAGAGAGCCTTGAGAAACAAAGATGTCTTTTTTCTTGACTTTAACACATTAACAATTTAACTTTATGGACGGATATAGAAACGAAGCCATGATTCACTGCGCTGATATGTATTACAGTACAATCGGATTAGTGCGTAATGAGACTAGGCAACAAGACCAAGTAAAAGCAAGGGCGGCATTAGCCGTGGCGATGCTTGACTATGGCATACAAGAACAGGTGGCTTCTGTTGTAGGTAAAAACCGATCGACAGTGGCTCACATGAAAAGGAATCACGGAGATTGGCTTATCTATTGGAAGGGGTATCGAGACTTACATGAGACTGCCTTTGGTATAGCACGTAAAGTGTTAGGTAAGCAAGGTGCTAACGAGAAGATAAAAAACATTAACGAAAGGATTCAGTTCCTTACTGAGGAAAAAGAAAATTTAGAAAAACAATTAAACACCCAAACAGAGTTATGAGTAATTATCAATTCAAGACCACGAACATACGTGGCAAACAGTACGTTGAAGTCAACGAACGAATCAAGTTCTTCCGTCAAGAAGACCAATACAAAAACTGGAGTCTAATTACAGACTTCACTATGTTGGACGATGCACAGTGTGTATGTAAAGCGTCGATCGTAGATGCAAGCAACCGCATTATATCTACTGGTCATGCTCACGAGGTACAAGGCAGCAGCAACATCAACAAGACTAGCTATGTAGAGAACTGCGAGACATCGGCTATTGGCCGTGCATTAGCTATGCTAGGTATCGGTATCGACACATCGATTGCTTCTGCTAACGAAGTGGCTGACGCTATCGCAAAGCAAGACTCTAAAGAGAAGCCTCCTGCGAAGTCTGACTTTAAGCACGAAGCCTCAGCAGAGGCCGTTGTAGAGGCTAACATCATGGACAAGGCTGTTGCTTACATCAAGTCACAGACAGACAAGAAGAAAGCCTTCGAAGCTATTACAGCTAAGTACGGTGAACAGCTAAGCGAAAAGCAAGTGGCTGGACTCGGAAAGTTTGTGCGATGAAGATGACGAAGAAAGCCACACGAGAATACTATGAGCGTAGATCGGAGCTCATCCGATTAACCAAAAAGTTCGAGTGGGTTGACGCATCAACAAACCAACCCCTTGCTGAAGGTTTGTACTTCACTAAGTGCAATGAATTCAGGGGTGAGGTTGAATTAACACAATACGACGGCGTAGGCAATTGGTCTACGTCGTTTAAACCCGACTACTGGTCAGAACCAATAATTGAAATATGAATGTACCCGAAAAATTAATGGAGCGTTATGGCAAGGCACACTTGTCTTACTCTTCTCTCAAGCAAGCCCTTGGCGATATGGCTCAGTTCGATCGCTACATGAAAGGCGAGCTCAAGTACAAGTCTGACGCTCTTAGCTTCGGAACTTTGTATGATATGTTATTGTTCGAACGAGACATAGCTATGGATAAGTACGTCATCCTCTCGCAAGACAAAATCTTATCCGAGTGCAGCGACAAGACGAAAGACTCTAAGAAGCCTTCACTCACTAAAGAGTACAAGGAAGTAAAAGACAAAGTCGAATCGGAGTACGCTGAACAAGGGAAGATTATCTGCTCACCCGATGACTGGCGCATGGCTAATGACATGATCGACCGTCTCGATGCTTGCGGATTAATACAATCTCATTTGCAGGGTAAGTATCAGGTTGAGTTCAATGAGGAGCTTGAAGGGATTCAAGTAAAAGGATTCCTTGATTGCTTAGGCGATGGGTTCATTAGCGATAGCAAGTCATCCAAGAGCGTAGAGAAGTTTCGGTACAGCGTTAGAGATTTCTCTTACGACATTCAAGCGTACATATACACTAAGGTTTTTAACATAAAAGACTTCTATTGGGTTGTACAGGAGAAAACTTATCCGTACCTTCCCGCTCTGGTGAAATGCACTGATGAAACACTGTTTGTCGGAGGGATGAAGTTTACAAATGCAGTATCAAGAATAGAAAATTTCTTGGAAAAAGATTATGACCCCGTAACAGATTATTTGAAGTATGAAGTATGACCAAGAAACAAAAGAGATCGTCGAAGGCTTAGTCACGGCACTCTTATTCACCTTAGTATTTTTTATTATTTAACTTAAATTCATTAAACATGAGTGAACAAAAAAAGCAGTACGAAAGCGTACTATGTGGTTGGGCCGATGAGCCTAGCTTCAATGACAATGGCGAGTTGATGTCTTGGACATTCCGCCTAAAGGACAACGAACTCAAGGACATCCTTGATCAGTACCTGACAAAGCGTGACGAAGAGGGGCGAGGCGGTAACGCACGTTTCAAAATGTTCATGTCTAAGAACGGTAAGCCGTGTCTAAGTATCTGGGATCCTAACAGCGCAGCTGCTCAGGAACGTCAGAACACACAAGCAAAGGATGGAGCAGCAAAAGCTGACGACCTACCCTTCTAAACCCTTTGGGTTGTATGCTAGATTGGAATGGGGGTTGAGGGACGTAAAGTTCCTCTCCCCCTTTTCTTTCTCCGCTAGTAGGGAAGGCAAAACATATACCTTTGGTGTCCTGATGACGGACTACAATAGTAATATGGATGTAGTGCTTCCTGGCAATCACGAGCATTACCTGATTCTATGTATAGCAAACAAGCAAGGTGACAATTGCGTACTGCTAGACGGCAACGTATGTCGATCCCCTAAGGTGGTTTCACTGAAGTGGATAGGCGAAAACCTAAAAAGAAAATTCTATGTCAAGCTTACCTCCGATATACTACATGACAGCTGACGCATCCTTTAAGAAAGGCAAGCGTGAGTTTGATTTACCCGTATGGATAGTTAGCAACCATGATGACCCGTTGGAGATCATGCTCAAAGACAACAGAACGATAAGCCGCCTTGAGTTGGAGTTCTATGGCAAGACTTACAAGTCTGAAAAGAGAGTGACGATTAAAAGGATAAGGTCTAAAAAAATTGTAGGACATGTAAATAGTAAGATATGAAAAACGACAGCTTTATTAACCCGCAGCATTATCAACGCTCATGCAAGGAGGTATGGGAGATGATGATTGATGTATGGGGCAAGGACAAGTACATCGCTTTTTGCGAGATGAATGCATTCAAATACAGGATGCGAGCAGGACTGAAACCTAATCAGCCTATGGAAAGGGAGCTAGAAAAAGCGAACTGGTACGAAACACAAGCAATGAAATTAAGAAATGAAAGTAACAATATTCCAGAATGTATTCCAGAAAGACAAACCGCACCACATCAATCTTGCGACGGCGCTCAAGCGGATCCAGGAGGGGACTTCTGCGCCAACGATTGAGCTTATTCGCAGTGGCGATAAAGAATTCAAGAAGAAACTCCCTGTCGTCCTATTCAGCGGAGAGTTCAAGGATAGGGCAGACGATTCTCTACTCAAGCATAGCGGATACATTGTTTTGGATTTCGATCACATCGATGTTGCGACGTCCAAAGCGCTACTCGGTACGGATCCTTACGTCTATAGCTGCTGGATTTCACCGTCTGGTGATGGGCTCAAAGCTCTAGTCCGTATATCGAATCCTGAACGACACCGTGATCACTTCCGCGCTCTACGTACATACTTCCACAAGCAGTACGACTTAGAGGTAGACGAGTCAGGCATCAATGAATCTAGAGCTTGCTTTGAGTCTTTCGACCCAGAGCTAACCATCAACGATGAATCCAGTGTGTTCGGTGCGTTTGCATCTGAGTTGAGCGAATCGCAGGTAGCTGTCTCTAAGTCAGGTGTTTACACCGATTACTTAAAGTTAAATCTAGCCTCCCGTATGATCCGTCAATGCGACGATGGGGACAAGCATGCTACGCTATTAAAAGCTGCTAGGCTTGTAGGAGGTTACATAGCCGCAGGCAGGATAGAGGAGGACGAGGCTGTCCGCATCCTAGTGCGAGAGATTATGAAACGTGATATAGACTCAGAAGACCATGCATACAAGACTATCCGCGAAGGTATAGAGAAGGGCAAGCAAGATCCTATCAGAGCTACGCTATCCGACGAGAAGGAAGCTCAGCGCGAGCTGCTAGTAAACGACGGAGACATGTCCTTCATATCGTCTGACGATGAGGACTTCCGATGGATTGACGACTATGCTAACGGTAGAATCGAAGTGGGCTTAGACACTGGCGATGAGACACTTGACAAGTACTTCCGCTACAAGAAAGAGTTCACTATCATCAATGGTCACTCAAACGTAGGTAAGACTACTATGGCTCTGTATATGATGGTTAACTCTGCGGTACGGCACGGATGGAAGTGGGTTGTATACTCATCAGAAAACCGAACAGCTTCTTTGAAGATGACTCTCATGCAATTTGCTGTTAACCGACCTATTGATGCCATGACATACGATCAACGTAAGGAGGCGTACAAGTGGGTTAATGAGCACTTTACAGTGATCAGCAACAAGCAGGTGTACAGCTATTCTGACATCATTCTGTTCCTTGAGAAGATCTTAAAGCAACAGCCCGTAGACGGTGTATTCGTTGACCCATACAACAGCCTGAAGCTGGACATGAAGAACAGCAGCATAGGTGTACATGACTACCACTACGAGGCTGCCTCTGAGTTCCTTACATTCTCTACTGCACATAACGTAGCTGTTTGGCTTAATATGCATGCTGTCACTGAAGCACAACGTAGGAAAGGCCCTGACGGACTGCCTATTGCTCCGTTCGCTGAAGACACAGAAGGCGGAGGCAAGTTTGTCAACCGATCGGACTGTTTCATTACGGTACACCGTAGGGTTCAGCATCCTGACTTTAATGAGCGGAAGACGACTGAATGGCACATCCGTAAGGTTCGTGATGTTGAGACAGGTGGTGAGCCAACTGCGCTAGAAGACCCAATACGCTTTACTATTAACACATCAAGGACAGCCTTTCGGTTAAATCATACTCAAAAGGAATTGTTCCAACCCATTGGTTTACAGTTCAAAGAGTATAAAGTCTTCAACCTTTCCTCAAACGAGTCGTTTTTACAAGATTAAGCTGTAACTTACCCATGTGAAGCGAAGCAAAAACGGAACCCCCAAAAGGAAATCCGCCAAAAAGAAAAATTTAGGTAAATACAAGAGCGGGTTGGAGAAAACCTGCGCTGACCTTTTAGCTGAATCGGGGATAAAATTTGCCTATGAAACCGAGGAGTTTGTCTTAGTCGATAAGTTTAGATACGACGGGATATACTTTAAGATGACAGCAAAGGGCAAAGACTTATCTGATAGGAGTAATGCCATTGTTCTTCCTATCAGGTATACCCCCGACTTCTTGGCGTTAGATGGAAGCTGGATTATAGAGACTAAAGGGTACACGCCCTCTCACCATGATTTCCCTATGCGATGGAAACTCTTCTTGAGGCATCTCATGGACTTGGACAAGCCCGTTCCCGCTCTCTTCATCTGTAAGAATAGACATCAGATTGCACAAGCAATTGAAGTAATAAAAAAACTAGATCATGGGAAAGGAGCTAACAAAGGAGCAGCTCGGCGCAACGTATAGAATTGCGACGGTCAGGCTTCATAATCTAATAACTGAGTTCTACGAAGAGCTCTTTGATTTCGATGGGGATCCGCGATTGGATCCAGGGAACGTAGCCAATATGATATCTGGCATGCGGGTCGCTATGAATCAGGAGCTAGACCTTATCAAGGAGGCTTCATACCAACATTTTGAAGCCAACACAGATGATAAGTCAGAACAGGAAAGCCTATTCGGGTTCAACAGGAAGAGTAGCTGAAGTACGGTTTGCTCGCGCCGCTAGAGCGCTTAACCTTCAAGTAACTAAAGCCAACCGCAAGGACGATGTCCATCTGCACGTTGACTATTGGATGACATATGAAGGAAAGGAAGGAAGGTGGGGCGTTGATGTGAAAGGCAACAACATGCCCGATGAGATTTGGTGCGAGTTTAAAAACGTCGGGGGCAACCCTGGCTGGATGTATGGAGGCGCACAGATTATCGCTTTCGATATGCCCGAAGAAGGAGGCTTTAGTGTTGTTGACCGAGAGGAGTTAAGACTTTTTTGCGAAGAGAATGTAGAGGATACACTCGTCACAAACAAAGCAAATGCGTACCTTAAAAAGTACCAAAGAAAAGACAGGTTAGATATTATAACCAGTCTAAAACTTCCAGACTTAAGACGTTTAGAGACGTACAGAGTGTGGAAGTACTTTACGGACTATTGACTACCTTAGTAGTCCGCGTTTAAATTTTTTATTACCCCATTCCCCTATGACTTCAATC